CGTGACATCTGCCGGAAAATCCCAACCACCGCGTTCCATCAGCGCACCAACTCCATGCGAATCAACCTCCGTCCAGAAGCGGTATGCCCCACGCTCAACACGCGAAATCGGGAATCGCGCGGAAGCAGGATTTCTTCTTCCCAACTGCCGAAGTCTTTGGTGATAATGGCGTCCATTGGCGCAATCTTTGCGCCCCGCGGAAGCAGGATTTCCACGAGCGCGCCGTCTTTTCCCTCCTCGTTGGCAAAGTCATAGAACTTCCGCCCAACATCTTCGCGCAGCGATGTCGAGACGAATCCGTGATCCTCAATGATCGTCCCGACCAGCTTTTCGGGATCAGGACCGAATGAACGCGCGGAAAGTCCGCGCCATCCGACGATGTCACGGTCGAGGGTGGTGCGATCAATCGCGCGATCGAGCGTCTCGATTGTCGATCGAATTTCCGCCATGCGGCGATCGGCAGCCCGCTCCGCCATGCGCTGCGTTTTGGGACCGGCCGGGAGCCGGGCGAGTTCTTCGTCAATGATGGATTGGCGGACGTCCTCTGGACGACGGAGTGCGCGATTGATGGAACGATAGCCTGCGGCTTGATAGTCGCCGAGCGCGTCGAGTTCTTCCGGCGAGTATCGCGTCTCCCAATTCGGGAAAGTTTCTTCGCGCCACGTTTGGGCGGCAGCATCATCGGCGAAGCGGGCACGTTCGAGGCGTTCCAGTGATTGCTGCGCCGCTGCCGGTGGTACTGACTCCGGTTCGGGTGGCGGCGCCGCCGGCGGTTCCTCGTCGAGCCCATACCGCTGCCGCAATTCGTCGACAACCGCCGCGTCATCCTCGACCGTGACCGGACTGAGCGTACATAAATCGTGTGGATGATTTGGGTAGCGCGGCACCCGCTCTGGTGGATAAATCCCAGGACCGAGCCCGACATCGGTTTCGGCGTTGACATCACACTGATCGTGCTCTGGGTGACGTTTTGAGAGCGTCCATTTGACGCCGCGAGTGAACGGATCGGCCTGCGCCGCCAGGATCGTGGCCTGACCATGAGCCCGCGTCACTTCGGTCCGGGCTAAACGACGGGCGCTGAATGAACCGGCCCCAGCCCGCCCCGGCCAGTAGGTCTTCACGGCATTTTTCTCGCCCGGCGCCAGGTATTGCTCCAGAATCTTGGCCGTCTTCAGCGCGTCCTCGCCGGTCGCAATCGCGTGGACCAGCACCTGGTCGATCTGTGACCGCACGGCATCGCGAGCTTGCCACACGCGGTCGGAGAGGCGATACCCGTCCGGCCCAACCCATGACCGGGTGTCATCGAAGGCGGATGCCCGCCGTTGCCGCTCGGGCTCGGCAAACTCCTTGTGGATCCGAAAGAGCTCCGTGACCTGTTCCGGGCTAGGGAGCGGCATCCTCATCCCCCATCGCCGCCAAGAGCCGGCGCGGCAAGCGTTTCCGTAAGCGGGCCACCTGCGGCGCAATCGCCGCCAACCGGGCGGCATTGGCCTCGGCCACGGTCAGATCAGCCAGCGGCGACCGCCCGCCCCGCGTCGTGCCATAGATGCGATCGAGCTCGGCGTCGACGGCCCGCAGCATCTGGATGCGACCCAGCGCCGTGATCCGCTTCCCCTCGTCGGTGTCGACGGCGAAGCGTGTCACCGCAGCGCCCACCGCCGGCGCGATCCGGGCATGCATCGCGGCGACCGCGGCTTCGGTCTGGACCTGACGCCGGCGTAACGGGCGGGCGGCAGCCGGATCACGAGGGGTCACCACTGATTTCCGTCCTCCTCCGATCATTACCCGACCGGGCGGTCGGGACCAACCCGGCGGACGAGATGCCGCATCCAGTGGGACAGCGCCCACACCCGGCGACCGCGCCACATGATCCAGATGTGCCGCCAGAAACGAGGATCAAGCGGATTGACCACCTCGAACCAGCAATCGGCCACAAGGACGCGGAGCAACCAGCGCTCGTATTTCCGACTCTCTCGCCACTCAATAACGATCATGGATGCGCAGCCCTCCGCCGGCGCAAGGTTTGAGCAGCAGCGGGATCACTCAGCTTCGCGTTCACCCTGCAAAACCTCGGAGACACTCCGCGCAAGCGCCGCATGATGGTCGGGAGTTGGATGTTCACAAAAGCGTCGGGCCGACACGAAAACCCCTTCCAATTTGGCGACAACCCGAGACAATGATCTCGCCTGTGCCGTCGCACCAATGCTTGGTGATTCGCCGCCGATTGATCGCTCATCATGCGGATGATTGGCAAGCCAATCTCTCAGAAAGAGACGGCGCTCGTTCTTGAAGCGTTTTGCGGCCTTCGCTTTACGACGCCACTCCTCGCGTGCTTCATGTGACAATCTCTGCCCTGACGCATCACATTGTGGCGGCTGCCCCAGTTGCATATCAATCGCGCCAATATCGACACCGAGCTCTTTGAATTCTCGCTGTGCCTCACGTCTATTTGCCGGCTCCGGTTGTTCGACCAGACTAAAGGGATGTGAAGACGTATAGACTGGATTGATCGTCGCCACATTTGCACCTTCCCTCACCACGGCAGCGGCAGCCGCTGCCCGTTCGGCTCCTCCAGCAGCAGGAAAAAGACGCCGGGCTTTTCTTGCCCGTAGAGCACCGCGTAGCCCGGTTCGGGTAACGGCAACCGCAGCAGGCCGTCCGTCGCGTCACGGGCCGTTCCCGCGCGTTCCAGGCCCATTGGGGCAAGGGCGACCTCGGCGCTGATCACGCTGACCACGCCTTCGATCGCCGCCGCGAGGTCATCGAGCGCGCCGTGGATGACGGCAATCGGCTCCCGTACCGCCGGCAGGGCGCGCGGTTCGGCGGCACTCATGCGAACGCCTCGGGGATCACCGCGCCACGGGCCGCCATCGCATCGGCGCTCTCGGTTTTCATGCTCTGAATCTGCTCAGGCGAATAGCCACCCTCCCGCTGCACCTGATCGGGACTGACGCCGGCCGCGAGTTTGAGCTGGGCCACGCTCCACGTTTCCTGCTCGCTCCGTGGCGCCGCCGCCGCCCACCGCGTCGCCAGTTCGGTCGCGCCCATGCCGTCGAGGACCAGGGCAAAGGCCAGGGCATCGGCCCAGACCGCGCCGAAGGCCCGCTGCCGGTCTTCGAGCTTGGCGACAAAGGGCGCTTCCGCCGTCTTCAAGGACTCGCCAGATGGATATTGACCGGTCATCAGGAGGTAATGGACCGGGACCGAACTGACGCGGGCGATGTCGAGTTGGAGTTCCTGCTTCTGACTGACCAGCTGGTTCAGGTTGGCCGCCATGAACTCGCCGAAGCGGGCATCGGGCGCCGGCACTGTCCACACCCGATCGGCCCCGGCCTGGAACGGTTGCACCTCCTCGCCTGAGTCGGGATCGGTAAAGGCGGCCACCCCGACCGCCCAACGTTGGGGATAGGCCATGAACTCACTCGTCACCAGCAGGTCCATCGCCGTTTTGTTCAGGGCGTCCTGAATCGGCACGACATCGGCCAGTTCGCTCCGGCCAAACCCGCCGAGATGGGCGTTATTGCCGAAGTGGAACATCGGCACGCGCCCGAACGGATTGGGCAAGGGCCACGGTTCGCCCTCGGGTTGATACGGCTGAAAGCTGTCGGCCTTGCGCGGAAAGCCGCTGCCCCGCGCCGCCGCCTGCGTACTCACGTACTTCTCGATCCGGTCGGGGAGATAGAGCGTGACCCGCCAGTAATTGTCCTCGCGCTTCCAGGCCTTGGCGGCGGCGTCGATCTGGCCGGGCGTGTCATCGTCGTAATGGACGGTCACCTGATCGGCCCGTTGCGGATAGAGGCGGGGCACGGGCCGGCCACGCGCGTCCTCCCGCGGCCAAACCAGGACATAGCCGTCACCGGCGCGAAACGCCTCCTGGTAGACCTCACCCTGGCGCAGGTCGAGCGAATTGATCAGCCACAACGCCCAGGCGCGGTCGGCGGCGTCGTTGGCCTCGGCCTGGGCGCGGTCACCGAAGCCGACCACGGCCAGGCGGTCGGCGTGGGCATCGACGACGCGGGCGCAGAGATTCACTCGCGCCTCGGCCAGCATCCGGCCGAAGTCTTTGCGGTAGCGTTCGGAGGCGAAGGGAAAGCGGTGGGCGCCCTCGTAGTAGGCGCCGTAGCGGCGGTAGCGCTCGGCCCGCAACGGCAGGGCATCGAGCGCCCAGGGCAGTGGTTCGGTGGGGAGCATGGACGATTCCTCCTCGGGCGTGCTAGCGGTGCCAGATGCGGACGCGACGATCGACGGCGGGGGCGGCGAGGAGGAGCTCGGTACACGCCCAGACCAGGGCGTCCAGCCGATCTGGGCTCGCATCACCGGGCACCCAGGAAACGAGCTGGTCCTCGAGCGCCGGGAAGCTGCCAACGTGGCTGATCCGACCTTGCTCATAAAGGGCGGCCACTGGCTCGGCCCGGGTGGCCTTGCCCCGCGCGGCATGGACGGGCAGGATCGGCAAGGTCGGTCGGACGGTGCGCAGCGTGTTGGTCGCCATCTCGCCGCCCTGATTGACCTCGATCACGACGGCGTCGGCGCCGAAGTCGTCGAACGCCTGGACGACCGAACCTGCCCACTCGTTCGGACTGCCCCGGCGGGAATAGTCGGCCAGGACGTAACCACGCTGATCGCTGCCGCGGGCGGCGACGATGATGCCGCATTCGGCCCCGGTGGCGGACGCCGGCGGATCGACGCCGACGACGATGCGGACCGGATCGACGCCGTCGGGCAGGGCGCTGAGGCGAGTGGCGTCGATCGTGGAAAGCTGCCAGAGGGCGCCTTCGACATCCTCGAGCAGTTCGCCCTCGAGTTCCTGCCGGCCGAGGCGGGTGCCGCCCCAGGCGGCCTGGTAGGCGGCGAGGGTGGCGGGATCGAGGTTGGCGGCGTTGTCGAGGGTGCGGCCGCGGGTGATGACGGCATCGGGCCGGGCGAGCACGGCCCGGACGAGGGCGGTCGGTTTGGGCGTGAAGGCGAGCACGGCCCGCGCCCGTGAGCCATCCGGTCCCAGCCGGCGTAAGCCCAGGTCGGCGTTGGTATAGGCCGCCGCCTGCCGCCAGGCGGAGACCTCATCCCAGTAGGCGAGATCACACTCGGGGCCGCGGATGCGATCGGGCTCGTCGGCCGAGCGGGTGCGGGCAACGGCGCCATTGGGCCAGGTCAGGCGTTGCTTGCTCGGCTCGTAGTGGACGCGGACACCGGTGCGGGCGGCCACGGCCAGGATGCCGCTCGGGCCTTCGACCACGACATCACGGACATCGGCGGCGGTGGCGGCGATCAGCATCACCTGGTTGGCGCGACCGGCGGCGACTTCGGCGCAGACGTATTCGGTGGCCGCCCGCGTCTTGCCGGAATTGTGGTGGTACATCCCGTTCGCAAGGTAATTGGCCGGACCTGGCACGGTCAGGTCGTAGTAGACGTCAAACCCCACGTCCTCAATGGCCACTATCCGCAGCCAACGTGTATAATCCAACCATGAAACAGCTTCCCGTTGATGATGTGGTGACGGCCTATCTGGCAGGTGACTCAGCGCAGGTAATTGCCGATCGCTATGGCGTCTCCCCGCAAACGGTCGTACGCCGGCTGGTCCAGGCAGGACAGACGCCGCGTCGGCCCAAGGACTGGGTTCGCCGGCCACAGCCGGCCCGCCTGGTCCCGATCGATGAGAACCGCTTGCGTGCGTTGGCGGCGCTGGGTCACTCATGCCGAGAACTTGCGGCGGCGTTCGGCTGCTCCGAGGA